ACACGCTCCTTCCCCCCGGGAGTATATCAATAAATAAAAACAATTAGATTACGATCCTAAGATCGGATAATTCGGCCCAACTAGCCGTTTTATCTTAAAACCTTCTGTTTCCATTACTGAAAACCAGGAACTGCACCGTAAAATGCAGTCAACGAAAGTACCTGAAAAGGTACCCCGTCTGGAAAGTATTGGTGTGAAGTGGGATTCCTTTGAAGAAAAGTTCTTTCCAAGAGCTTATTATTCTGGGGAATTCCAGTTGGATCCTGTCCTCTACTCATTGCTTCATCTAGATGAAACGATGGAGCTCATAGAACTCTCAGAGCACAAACAGATTTTGTTCGATAATATTCGTTTGCGCCTGAAAATGAGAGAGGCAGATCGGGGATTAAAAGAGAAATTTAAATCTGTATCTAAAAGAAAAGATTTTAACCCTCTTCGGTTTGTCATTGAAAATGACATTCCCCTCGATAAAATTTCTGGAGTCTATCCGATGGTCTTTAACAACTATCGTTTAGTCTCCCATTCTCTACGTATGGCTTGGGCATTCTATCTTACTTTGAAGATGAAAAAGATGGAACGAATTAGTTATAATCAGAGGTTCCGAAAGGGAGATATGAAATCTACCCCTAAGAACTTGTTTACAACGTTATTTGTTCACATCTGGACTCATCTCTCTCAGTTAGAAAATTCTGAGAAGAAGTGGATTAAATGCCTGAAAAACTCATTATGCCGTCATGTATCTATTGCAATGGACCAGGAAGAACTTCCTGAAGGAGACCACTTTAACATGGTCCCCATTCAGTTAAGGAATTTCTTTCGAGGTTTGGAGAAAAGGACGAGAATTAACTTTTTCTTTTCCTTACTCCAATCTAAGAGCCTCTGTAAAGAGGTCCCGGAAGATTTCATCTTAGATACACTTATTGCACATCGGGAACAATTATCCAAAGAATCTGAACCCTTATCAGAAGCAACTCGACGAGTGCTTTTTAATAGGGGTAAAGAATTCGGGAAACGAGTAGTTAAATACTACCGTTACTCGGAAGGATATTTGCCCTCGAATAAGGCAACCTTTGCTTTCCCCAGAGATATGGGTGGGCAAAAGGCAGACCTTGTGCATAGCGATCGATTAACCAATAGGCGACAACGACCAAATGATCGGATGGAACCTTTAGTTATTGGTTTATTCGGGCAGCCAGGACAAGGGAAGAGCACTCAAATTAACTTAATTCTTTCAAAGTTAAAGAAGCTTTTCCCTGAATGTCCCAGAGATAAACTTACCTATAGTAGGTCTTGCCACACAGAACACTGGGATGGTTATTGCAATCAACCCATTGTGATCTTAGATGATATTGGTCAGTCAAAAGAGGGAAAGGATATTAAGGAATTCCAAACTTTGGTTTCCTGTAATCCATATATCCCTCCAATGGCGAGCCTTGAAGACAAAGGGATTTCCTTTGATTCTCCTATCATCATACTGACAAGTAACCTATTCTACGGCATGAGACTCAACTGTCACTACACATGTGCAAATGGGATTATAGATGATGCATCCTTTTGGAGGCGTATCCATATACCATTGCATGTAGAGTTAGGAGAGTTAAATTGCCTGCGGGAGAAACCTAATTGGGTTCGTGAGAGTAATCTCATTACCCGAAAAGGTATTTTCCGTAAGGTTGGTCAATCTCGAAGCCTCGATTCTCATCAATTTTTCCAGAATCGACCGGTCTTTAATCGACCAGATGAAACTGGACAGTCTTTTGAACAGGATCTTTGGATCACTGTCAATGAAACTTTCCTTGATGACATCGTAAAAACCTATCGATATCGCGAACGGCATCACGACAACATTCG